GGCCCCAATGGTGTATAAGACCGATAGTACGAGCCAACTTGGAGCCCCTTCCAATCTTGAGGCGTACGCCAACTACTAACAAGGGAGAGGTTGCTATGAGCAACAACCGCGACAACATCAACTGGGACATCGAAGACGAAGATGACGAGGATTACACCCCGACATACGACAACGATACCGATCTAGTAAAGAAACTCCGCAAAGCGCTAAAGGCCGAGCAACGCAGAGCAAAAGAACTAGAGAGTAACCTGGGAGAACTGAGTAAATCTCAAAAAGAGCGGATTCTAAAAGATGTTTTTACATCCCGTGGAGTCAACGCAAAGATCGCAGCATTCGTTCCAAATGACATCGAAGCAAGCGAGGAAGCAATTTCCGCATGGATCGACCAGTATGCCGACGTGTTTGGTATTCAACAGGACGCTCCAAAGGTATCTCAAGAAGATATCGCTTCAATGCAGAAGATGAACAATGTTCTGACTAATGCAGAAGCACCAGGGGCTTCGGATGATATTGCAAATCGCCTAGCGAATGCAACTTCCGAAGATGAAATTCTAACCATTCTCAGCGGTCAATAAACCGCAAACTAACCAGAAAGGAGATATCTCCAAATGGCAGATATCTTTACCACTACAACCTCTGGGTTAGGTTCCAATCTTGTAACTTTGGCGTACGACAAGTTGATCGAAATCAACCTTCGTTCAACACCACAGTTCCGCGCAATCGCAGACAAGAAGATCGGAAACCCAACTCACGACGGTTCTTCAATCCGTTTCCAGTTCCACAACGATATTGCTGACACCTCAATCGCAGGTGCAACACTCGCTGAAACTGTAGATCCAGATGCAGTAGCACTACCAGCGACCACAACTCTTGATGTCACACAGCAAGAACTAGGTCGCGTCGTACTTCCAACACGCAAGTTGGCACTTATGTCTCTTGCTGATGTTGATCCATGGATTGCTAACGCAGTTGCGTTCAACATGGCAACAACACTAGACAACGGTATTGCCGCTGTTCTAGATGCAGGTACAAACGTCATCCGTGAATCAGGCGGAGCACTTTCAACAACTGCTGCTAAGTCAACAATTGACACAACAGACACATTCAAGGGACGCGACGTACGTTACGCTGTAACAAAGTTGCGTGCTGCAAATGTTCTCACACGTGGCGGAATGTATGTTTCATACATCCACCCAGAAGTTTCACATGATCTCCGTACAGAGACAGGAAACAACATCTGGCGTACACCACATGAGTACCAGAACGTTGGGCCACTCCTTGCAGGAGAACTCGGCGCATGGGAAGGTGTCCGTTTCATCGAGACACCACGCATGACAAACACCATCTCAGGTAAGGCTCTAACAGCACTTGCTACTGCTTCTGCAGTATCAGGTGTTTCAGGCGAGTTCACAATCGTTGCAGCAAACGCTGCATTCGGTGGTCTTGCTGAGGTTGGAGATGCTATCTCAGGTACAAACGTAGGAACTGGTGCTTTGATCACAGCAATCTCAGTTGGTGCAACAAACACAACATTCACTGTGTCTGTCGCTAACTCAGGAACTGTTGGAACAAACACACTTACAGTTACACCTAAGGCTCGCGTTTACAACACCTACGTACTCGGACAGCAAGCACTTGCTGAGGCAGTATGGAAGGAACCAGGCATTGAGTTTGGTAACGTTGTAGACAAGTTGAACCGTTTCCGCCCAGTCGGCTGGCACGGTATGATCAACTGGTCTGTATTCCGTCAGGAAGCGCTATACCGCATTGAGACTGCTTCATCAGTTCGTGCATAATCTAAGTAATTAGACGGGTGGGTAGGGGGCAACCCCTACTCATCAGTAAAACGACTTAGGAGGTCACATGACATACAGATTCACAACACCAACAATCAGCGAAGGTCCTGCTGGCGAGGGGCCACTTTTTAGTCGCTATCGCCTTACCCGTGGGATTAGCGTTATCAAGATCGACGGGGAATATTATGAGGTCAGAAACCCTTCTAGTGAAGAGATAGAAGAAGCGGAAGCCTTCTATTTAGGTGGGATAACATACGATGTTAGCCCAGGCGAGAAGGCTGGCCTAGAGGCAGCAGGATACACAGTGGAGACAGCATGAAACATTGGGAACATCATCCAGATCCGATAGATGGTTGCTTTGGTTGCAAGGCACTAGGACTACAGATGAATGCAGGGGACGCTTCTTCACAGAAGCAAACAAGCAATAAGAAGTGGGAAGGCGAATTACAAGCCTACCGCGATGCAAGGGCTCAGGGTATCCAGCCGTCAGGTACATCCATGAAGAAGATTCAAGAGGCTCGCAGAGCATCTGATGCTATGGGTAAAGCATACGACGCCAATACCATGCCCAGCACAAACTTAATACAAAACAAGACAGTATCCAAACTAAGCGAAGTAGGAGCAATCTAATGCCAAAAGTAGGAAAGAAAGAGTTCCCATACACAGCAAAGGGAATGGCTATGGCCAAAATGGAAGCCAAGAAGACTGGCAAGAAGATTGCCAAAAAGTCTGCTAAGAAAAAAGTCGTAAAGCGCGGAATTTTCAACAACAAGCGTGGTATGTAATTATGCCAGGAATGAAGAAAAAGGCTACGCCTTCACCTAAACCAAAGAACACTGGTCCAATACTTGTCCTTCCAAATGGAAGTACTGTTGGTCTTAGAGATCTTGGTAAGGTAAAGCCAACACCAAAGGCTACCGCTACACCTAAGCCAAAGGTTACTTCAAACCCAACCTGGGAGAAGCAACAGAAGAAAGCAGAAGCCGAACTTCGCAAGAAGCGTCAGGCTGAGGCTAATCGTACTGGTACTTGGCCAAACGGTTACACCAACTAAGAGAACAATATGACCTATACAAAGCCTGAATTAAGAGAGCGAATCAAGAACCGCATTATGGCGGGCTCTCAAGGTGGTAAACCTGGTCAGTGGTCTGCTCGTAAAGCACAGTTAGTTGCTCAGGCTTATAAGAAGGCTGGTGGTGGCTACTCTGGTAGCAAGACTACCAAACAGAAGTCCTTGTCTAAATGGACAAAGGAAGAGTGGGGAACCAAATCTGGTAAACCTAGCACTCAAGGATCCAAGGCAACAGGAGAACGCTACCTTCCCAAGAAGGCACGTCAGGCTCTATCAGCCAAGGAATACGCAAAAACAACTGCAGCCAAGCGTAAGGGTACAAGTCAAGGCAAGCAGTTTGTAAGACAACCCAAAGCGATAGCAAAGAAAACCTCAAAATACAGATAAAGGGAAGGTAACAAAAATGGCAAGAATGACAGGAAGCGGACAACCTTCGGGATACCGCAACTATGCAGCACCAGCGTCAAAGCCAAAGGCTCCAGCAATGAAGGTCTCACAGGCAACAATTGATCGCATCAAGGCAGACGGCATGACAGCCGCTCTCAAGAAAGCCGTAATGGGCAAGGCAAGCGCTTCATACGTCGAAGGCGTAAAGCGCATGTACGGCGCAGCACGTGTTACAAAGGCGAAGACACAGGCTCCAGGTTCATACCAAGGATCAACATTTGTTCCAGGTAAGAAGAAGGCTACTGGCGGCTCAGGAATGCGCGGATCAAAGGTTAAGTAATGACAGACCCTAGACTAAAGCGGGTAGGAGTATCTGGCTATAACAAGCCAAAGCGTACACCGACTCATCCAAAGAAGTCACACGTAGTTGTGGCAAAAGTGGGTGGGACGGTCAAGACTATCCGCTTTGGTCAACAGGGTGTCAGTGGCTCTCCAAAGAAAAAGGGAGAGTCGGCATCATATGCAGCGCGACGTAAGTCATTTAAGGCTCGTCACGCAAGTAACATTTCTAAAGGAAAATTGAGTGCCGCGTATTGGGCAGATAAGGTTAAGTGGTAACATGGCAACTAAGCCAAACAAAAACATCAAGGTTTCGCAAGCAACCATTGATAAGATTAAGCAGCAGGGAATGTCTGCCTCCCTCAAGGCAGCATCATCAAATAATTCTCCTGAGTATCGTGAAGCACTCCGCCGTATGTATGGCGATGCTCGCGTAGCAAAGGCAACAGCATCAACAAAACCATCATCTTCTGGTCGTTATGTCGGTTCTATGTTTGTACCTGATAAGCCAGCATCTAAGGCTCCTGCAGGTGGACAGCCATCAGGATATCGTAATCCTAGCCAGGCTAAGTCAGATGGTGGCGGTAAGTACGTAGGATCTATGTTCGTTCCTAACAAGCCAACCGCAGGAAAGGCTCCAGTTAAGAAAGCAGCCGCTTCTAAGACAAAGCCTAAGTATGGCGGATTCTCAATGCTAGGTGGCGCTCTTGCTGGTTTAACAAACAAAATTGAAAGAACTCCTGCACGTGAAAGAGAAATTGCAGCACTACAGGCAAGACTAAAAGCAAAGCGCGAAGCAAAGAAGAAGAAGTAACTCAAACTTAAAGGACGTTAAATGACAACCACCTATACCAATATGATAGATGAGGCACTCCTCAATCTATCTGGTTATACAATGAGGCAGGATCGTAGTACCCACCTTACACAGGAGATCAACGCATCTGCCTTGACTCTTAACTTGGCTGATGTGTCAAATATTGGTAAAGGTGTTGTCGAGATTGATGACGAACTACTTTGGATTGATAGTTATGATCGTGTGTCCAATACCGCTACTGTAGCACCTTATGGCCGTGGCTATAACGGTACTACGGCAGCGGTACACACGGTTAACAGCCGAGTAACCGTTGCTCCTACCTTCCCTAAGGCAGTAGTAAAGAAAGCCATCAACGATACAATTGACGCAGTATTTCCTCAACTGTTTGCAACAGGGGTTCATGTCTTTAACTTTAACTCTGCTAAGACAACCTACAGCCTACCAGCAGAGGCAGAGACAATCCTCTACGTCTCATGGCAGCCAACAGGATCTACAGAAGAATGGATGCCACTTCGTAACTGGCGTCAAGATCCTCTTGCAAATACAACATCATTTGCATCAGGCAACAGTATTTCAGTCTACGACAATATTCAATCAGGTCGCAAGATCCAGGTTCACTACACCAAGAAGCCAGCCACGCTTTCAGCATCTCCAGGTTCTGCAGTATTTGAGACTGTCACAGGGCTTCCATCATCTTGTAAAGATGTCATCCTTTACGGAGCATCATATCGCCTAGCGTCATTCATTGACCCAGGTCGACTTAACTATTCATCTGCAGAAGCAGATAACGCAGATACAAAGATCCAGTATGGCTCTGGTGCTTCAACAGCACGATTCATGCTTGGACTCTATCAGCAACGCTTGAACGAAGAAGCAGGCAAACTTCGTGATGTTTACCCAACCCGAATCCACTATACGAGGTACTAATCAATGACAGTCCGCAGATACTCCTCCATCTCGCAAGAGACATCACTTACATCAGCACTTAACTCAACTGCAACCACTATGGTGGTTAACTCAGCAGCGGTGCTCGGTGGCTATACGCTTGCTTCTGGTGAGCGCTTTACTCTCGTTATTGATCCAGATACAGCGCTTGAAGAAATTGTCTATGCCGTATCTCCTAGCCAGCCTAGCAGCACAACAATAACAATTATTCGTGGTGTTGATGGAACTGGTACAGAAGGCTCTACTGGTGTAGCCCACTCAGCAGGAGCCAAGGTTCGTCACATGGCTATCGGTGTTGACTTCCGTGAGGCTAATAACCACATCGAAGCAACCACAGGACACGGTGCGACTGGTGCTGTAGTTGGTACAACCAACACCCAGACACTTACCAACAAGACTCTTACCTCACCTGAGGTATCAGGATTAACCCTTACAGATGCAAGCATTGTATTTGAAGGTGCTACTGCTAATGCATTTGAAACAACTCTTACAGTCACAGATCCTACTGCAGACCGTACGGTCACAATTCCAGATGCTACAACAACTCTTGTAGGAACTGATACAACTCAGACTCTTACTAATAAGACACTGACTAGCCCAACCATTACTGGTACTGGCGCTATCGCAGGTACATTCACAGGTAACCTCACAGGCAACGTCACTGGTAACGTATCAGGAACCTCTGGTTCAACCACAGGTAATGCTGCTACAGCCACAGCCCTAGCCACTGGTCGCACATTCCAACTCACTGGAGATGTCGAAGCAAGCGGAGTTACCTTTGATGGAACTGGCAACGTAAGCCTTACAACAGTCATTGGCACTGGAGCAATCGTCAATGCAGACGTTAATACATCTGCTCAGATTGCCTACGGCAAGTTGGCTTTGACCAACGGTATTGTCAATGCAGACATCAACGCATCTGCTGCTATTGACTGGAGCAAGATTGCTCCTTCATCTACAGTATCTACAACAGAACTTGGATACCTTGACGGAGTTACTTCTGCTATCCAGACTCAGATTGACTCTAAGTTAGCGACTGCAACAGCCTCAAGCACATACGCTCCATTGGCTA